AAAGATATGATTACTAGCTCAGATTTAGGAATTTCAGTAACAACAGGATTCGGAAAGTTGAGATTATCGTCAGCTCCGACATTGACTCCAGTGTCAGTTGCAGAGGCAAAAACACATTTGCGTATAGATAGTTCATTTACTGCTGATGACACTTACATTGAAACGCTTATCAGTGTAGCAACTTTAGCTGCTGAAAATTACACAAATCTAGCTTTAATGGAACAAACTTTCATTCTTGATATTGATGCTTTCCCAGATTACTTCAATCTCTTAAAAGGTACTTTGAGAACTTTGACAGTCAACTCAATTACTTATAAGGATGAGAGCAATGCTAGTCAAACTTTGGCAGCTTCAAACTATGTTGCTGACGGTAGCATCAAACCAGCTAGAATATATTACACTCCCGATGCATCAATTCCAAGTACATTTGAAATTCCAAACGCTGTAAATGTCACTTTTACACTAGGATTTACAGCAGCTAGTCAAGTGCCAGCTCCAATAAAACAAGCTATCCTTTTGTTGATTGGAACTTACTACGAAACAAGACAAACAGTGAGCGATAGGACTTACAAAGAAATACCACAATCTGCTGAATACTTATTAATGCCTTACAGAGTACAAGGGTAATGAATATCGGCAAACTAGATAGATTGGTAGTGATTAAAGAAGCTACATTTTCGCAGGATGCTTACGGACAAAACATTGCAAGCAATTCGACGCTTGCTTCTGTGTATGCAAGGTTTGAATTTGAAAAAGGGAAAGTAGGTTTTGAAGCTGATACTTTTATTGGGACAGCTCCAGCAAAGGTGACAATACGATACCGTTCAGATATACAAGTTTCTCCGAAGCATTTTATTGAATACAACTCGAAAGATTGGTTTATTCGTTCAGTTGAGGAGATAGGAAGGAAAGAAGGATTGATTTTAAGAGTTGAAGAAAAAACAACTGACTAATGATAAATGTTGATGTTGACAAAAAAGAGCTGAAACAGATTCAACGTGATTTGGATAGACTACTTCCGTTTGACAGAGGTACTAAAACTATCGTTCGTCAAGCAATGAGAAAAGCAATGAAGCCAATGGTTAAACATTTAAAAGATTTAGTTGGAAAAAACAATAAAAATCAAAAGGCAACTGGAAATTTAAAAAGATCTATTGGTTTAATAAATATTAAAAATAGTAGAAATTCTCCTCCCGTTGTTGCTGTTGGTCCAAGAAAAACATCAAAAGGAAAGCAGAAAGGTGATTTGTTGCCAACGGGATATATGATTTTTTTAGAGTATGGAACGCCAACAATACCAGCTCAGAGAAATTTGGACAAAACAGAGAAAAGCAAATTTGTGGAAGTAATGAATTCAATCGTCCCGAGTTTGAGAAGTATTATTGACAAACGATTTAAGAAAAAAGGTTTATAATGGATGTTGGGAAAGCAATAAGTTTTATTTTAAGGAATACTGCTGGAGTTTCTAACTACGTTGGTACAAGAATTTTTCCTCAAAAGATTCCATTTGGTGAAACAATGCCAGCAGTGACATACTTTATAATTGACATTGATCCAAATAATACAAAAAATGGGGCTTCAACTTACGACTATGTACGGTGTCAAGTGACTGCATTTGGAACTACATACGCTCAAGCTCAAGATTTATCAACTGAAATAAGAGCTGCTTTGGATTATAAAAGTGGAACATTTGAAGGCGTACAAATAGATAAATGTTTTTTTGAGGATCATAACGATGTTTACGATGATAAATTTGGAGATGACGGTATTCATTACGTGGCAATGGATTTTAGATTCAACATAAACAGATAATATATGAAAGTAAAAATAACAAAAGACTGTGAATTTAGAGGTGTCGAATATAAAAAAGGCAAAGTTTACACAGTTGAAGGTAAAACATACCGAGTTTTGAAAATATGGGATGCCATATCAAAACCGACAAAAAAATCTAAAAGCAAGGAAACTCACGATGTAGCTCCTATTTTAGATAACTAACTGATTATTAACATTTTATAAAAAAAATTATGGCAATTTTTAACGGAACGGACTTAGTTCTAAAAGTTCAAGCTGTAAATGGAGCTGCTGATGAGTTTAAGCTTATGCACTCAACAAGCGTTTCTTTGTCAGTGAACGCTGACACAATCGATGTGTCAACAAAAGATTCTCAAGGTTTCAGAGATTTAATTGGTGGGCAAAAATCTTTCTCACTGTCTGCTGACGGTTTAATGGATTTTGCTTCTACTAATAGTAGCACGGATCCAGACGAACTGTTCACTAATATGATGAACAGAACTTCGGTGACTTTTACGTTTGCTCTTGATGTTCAATCTGGTTACAAGTACACTGGGAGTGGATTTATCACTTCTTTGGAAATCTCTGGAGGTATGGAGGACGCACCGACATATTCAGTTTCAATTGAAGGAACGGGAGAAATAAGCCAGACGGCTGTTTAATTTTATTTCGTTGGTGGGGTTGGACTTAGGTCCTCTCCACTAACTTAACTTTAAAAACCAACGAAAAATGTTTGAAGTAGTAATACTTAATGGAAATGATTATCCGATTAGATTCGGAATGAACGCTCTTAGAATTTATTGTAAAAAAACAAATACAAGTTTGCAAGACCTTGATAAGTTAGGTCAAGACATATCTCTTGATGACGCTTGCGAGCTTATTCTTGCTGGATTGCAAGACGGTGCAAGGGTTGCGGGGAAAGACTTTAGTCTTACCGTTGCAGATATTGCAGATATTTTGGATGAAGATTTTGAATCTTTGCAAAAGTGTTTTGATGTATTCAGCGAACAATTCAGCGCAAAATTCAAAGATGAGGGAAACGCAAAAAAGGTGAAAAAAACACCTCGAAACAAAAAATAGATTGGGATGATTTGGAAGCCATTGCGTATGGTTTCGGATTATTGCCAGAGGAATTTTGGAGTTTGACTTTTCACGAGTTTTTTTTGTTGCAGAGAGGGCGAAATGAAATAATGGAGATGCAAGCAAAAATTGAATGGGAACGCACAAGGTGGCTGGCTTGTTTGTTATTGCAACCACATAAAAAGAAAAACTCTAGGTTGCAACCAACGGATTTGGTGAGGTTTGACTGGGAGAAAAAAGAAGAAAAAATTGACATTGAAAAACGCAAAAAAGCTGCTGAGTACGCAATCAAAAAATATAAAATAGATAAATAATGGCTGGAAAAAAACTCTCAGTAACATTAACACTTAACGACAAACAATTCCAAAGCGGATTAAGAAAGGCATCCAAATCGATGAAAAAGTTTGGCTCTGGAATGAAGTCTGCTGGTCGCTCTCTTTCAACAAATTTGACACTTCCATTAGTTGCGTTCGGTGCTGCTTCAATTGCTGCTTTTGACAAACAAGCTAAAGCCATTGCTCAAGTTGAAGCTGGTCTACGAAGCACTGGGGCAACAGTTGGATTTACTTCAAAACAGCTTCAGCAAATGGCTGCTGGCCTTCAAAAAAAGACCTTGTTTGGAGATGAAGTTATTTTAAAAGATGCAACTGCTCAACTTTTAACTTTCACGAATATTACTGGAACACAGTTTGAAAGAACTCAAATGGCTGCTCTTGATTTAGCAACAAGATTAGACGGAGATTTAAAAGGTGCTTCAATCCAACTAGGAAAAGCGTTAAATGATCCAGTAGCTAATTTATCAGCTCTTTCACGTTCTGGTATTCAATTTAGTGAAGAACAAAAGGCAACAATAAAAGCTCTAGCTGAAACAAATAGACTTGCAGATGCTCAAACAATAATATTAGACGAACTTGAAAAGCAATATGGTGGTTCTGCCGAAGCTGCGGCTCAAGCTGGCGCTGGTGGTATTATTCAGCTTAAAAATGAGCTAGGGGATTTAATGGAAGAAATTGGAGAAATGTTAATGCCTATTTTGATTGATTTAGGAGAAATATTCAAAGACATTATAGGGGCTTTCAAAAGTTTATCTCCAGAATCTCAAAAAACGACTGTAGTTATTGGATTGTTGGCTGGAGCTTTAGGACCTTTATTGACTGTTTTGGGGAGTATTGTTGGTGTGGTTATGACTTTAGGTATTAAATTTATTGCCATAGCAGCAGCAATAGCCGCTCTTGCTTTAGGGGTATTGTATGTTAATGACAACTGGGAAGCATTTATCGAAAGATTTTCTGACATTACTTGGTGGCGTAATGCTTTAATCAGTATGATACAATTCCTTGTTGAAAACAGCCCTATCGGTTTATTTTTAAAAGGTATAAATGCTACATTAAAGCTTTTAGGTAGAGAAGAATTTCCAAATCCATTTGAAGGCATTGCCGATAGTTTGGATGCACTTAAAGGGGAGACAAAAGAATATGAAACCGAGTTCCAAGATTTTTCCACTTTTATAGGAAATCAAGGAAAAAAGATCAAAAAAGCTTTAGCGGGTGTTGGTGATGCCTTTGGTGTTGGTAGCGGTGAGTTTGGCGGCGGCGGCGGCGGCGGTGGCGGCGGCGGCGGCGGTGGTGGACAACAGAATCAAGGACAAGGCGAAGGGGGTGAAGCAACAGAACCAGTTGACACCTCGATACTAGGGAATCTGAATACAGAGAAACTTAATGAGTTTCTTGAGCAAGAAAAAATCGATGAATTTGATCAAAAATTAGCTGATTTAGCACAGACCGCAAAAGAAACGGGAGATGCGTTCAAATCTGCTTTTAGTTCTATGGCTGCTGATGCTGATGCTTCTTTTGGTGATATTGCTGCTGCTGCTGGAAATTCTGCACGACAAATAATAAAAACTCAAATCGCTGAAGCTACTGCTGCTTATGCTTCTAAAATTTTTGCAACCGTTCCTTTCCCTTTTAACCTTGCTTTGGCTGCTGCTGCTGGAAGTGTTGTTGGAAGCTTATTTAACAAAATTATTCCTCCCTTTGCAGAGGGTGGTATGGTTACTGGTGCAACATTGGCAATGGTTGGTGAAGGACCTGGAACAAGCGCAATCAATCCAGAGGTTATTGCACCACTTGACAAACTACAAGGAATGATCGGTAACGCTGGAGGTCAGGTTCAAGTTGTTGGAAAAATAAGTGGATCAGATATATTGCTTGCAAGCGATAGAGCAAGAGGAAACAGAAATAGAACAAGAGGTTACTAATGGCATTAAGAAGAACAGCAGAATTTCAAAACGACAAAGGTATCTTTTACAAGCTAGAAATTTACGATAGTTTGACTGGAAGCCCTTCTACAAACACTTTACAGCTTGGCTCTGACGGATTCACGTTAAGTTATGAAGCTTCAGATAGGACACGATTTAGTGGGATTATTGCTTCCAATTGTTCTTTTGACATTATTCCAAGAGATAGCTCTGAACAAGCATTTATTAATGACATTGCGATTGCGCCCTATGGTAGGTTTCAGGTTAAGATATTGAAGTCTAGTGACGGTACAAACTTTAATAATTACTGGGTAGGAAATATTTTATCTGATGTTAGTTCAAGAGAAAATTTATCTTTTCGAGCTGGCACTCAACAAACAGTGACAGCTACAGACGGTTTGGCTGAACTGGTTGACGTGTCAACCGATTTTGTTTTCGATGACGGTAGCGGTGGGGTTTCTGCTAGTTCTAAAAGATTTATCAATTTAATTCTACAAATTTTAAGAGATGCTCAAATTTTCAACACGTCTCAATATTGGACTACGTCTGAAGATTTTTTGCAAACGCAGGTAAATTGGTACACTGGGCAAATGCCAACGCCAGCAGCTGACAAAGATCCCCTTTTCTTTTCTGGAATTGTAGCAAATGCAATAAGAATAGAAGAAAATGATGAGTTGGTTTTTCTTAATTGCTTTGATGTTTTAGACCGTATAATGAAGTGTTGGGGCGCACGTCTGATGCTTTCTGACGGTCTTTGGAGAATTATTCAACCAAATGGATATGCAGACACTAACTTTCAAAGGACATACAGAAAAAACAGTTCAACAATAGTTTCTAGCGGTGCTGTTCAGTTAAAAACCAATGCTGGCGTTGTTTTGGGTGGCGGTTCTTTT